AATTTCTGACAAAAGGAAGAGCAGATATGAAGATTAGACTTAGAAAGATGCAGTTTAACCTTGCAGAGAAGTCAGCAGTAATGGGAATATGGTTAGGTAAACAGATGTTAAATCAAACAGACTATCCAATAACAGAAGATTCAGAACCTTTAAAATGGTCTGCTGATTAAGTGCCGCTAACTAAACCACAAAAAGAAGTCATACTAAGTAATAAGCGTTTTAGATGCATGATTGCTGGAAGAAGATTTGGCAAAACTTTTATGTGTATTCAAGAGATGGCTAAGTTCTCAAGGTTTCCAAATCAAAGAGTATGGTATGTGTCACCTAGTTATAGGCAATCAAAGACTATTTGTTGGGATATGCTAAAACAACAAATGATTAAACATAGATGGGTGCAAAAGATTAATGAAGCTGATCTAAGTATAGTTTTAAGAAACAACTCAGTTATAACTCTTAAAGGAGCAGATAATGAACAATCATTGCGTGGAGTAGGATTGAACTTTGTTGTTATGGACGAGTTTCAAGACATTAAACCTAGTGCATGGTATGAAGTCATTAGACCTACATTATCAGATACATTAGGACACGCTTTATTTACTGGAACACCAAAAGGATTTAACTTTGCTTATGATTTGTATTCTAAACAAGACCCAGAATGGCAATCATTTAAATATACCACAATAGAAGGCGGACAAGTAAGTAAAGAAGAGATAGAACAAGCTAAGAATGATCTAGATGAACGCACATTTCAACAAGAATATCTAGCAACTTTTGTTAATTATGCTGGTATAATTTACTATAACTTTGATAGAAACAAGCATATCATCAATGATTATGAGAGAGTTTCTAAGACAATTCATATTGGTATGGATTTTAATATTAGTCCTATGGTTTGTGTTCTAGCAGAGCAAGTAAAAAATGATTTAATAATCTATGATGAAATACAGTTATGGAGTTCTAATACTTCTGAAATGATTGATGAAATAAAAAATAGGTATCAAGGTCATAGAATAGTTGTATTTCCAGACCCAGCTTCAAGACAAAGAAAAACTTCTGCTGGAGGAATGACAGATTTATCTTTACTACGCAACGCTGGTTTTGAAGTTAAAGCAAGATCGCAACACCCATTAGTCAGAGATAGAATTAATGCTGTAAACTCCAAGTTAAAAAATGCAAATAATGTGTCAAGTCTATTTATAACAAAATCTTGTAAAAACTTAATTAAGAGTTTAGAAAGACAGATATACAAAGAGGGAACAAGTGTTCCAGATAAAGATAGTGGGTTTGACCATTTCAATGATGCGTTAGGCTACATGGTAGAATATATGTTTCCTTTGCGTAGAGAGTTTAAACCAAGTGAACCGACTAGGTGGAGTTGATGGCAGATTATAGTAGAGAATTTTTAGTAGCTAAACATGGAGATTATGAAGATAGTCTTAAGAACTGGAATTTTCACTATAGATCATATGTAGGTGGAGATGATTTTTCCAATGGTTATTTTTTAAACAGATATATTTTAGAAGGAGATGATGAATATATAAAGCGTGTTGATTTTACACCTTTAGACAATCATTGCCGCAACGTAGTACAAATTTATTCAAGTTTTTTATTTAGAGTTCCTCCCACGAGAGATTATGGCTCAATGTCTGGTGACCCCCAGCTTGAGTCATTTCTCAAAGATGCAGATTTAGATGGAAGGTCTTTTCATAATGTAATCAAAGATATGCAACTTCACGCTTCAGTTTATGGTTCATGTTGGGCTATTATAGATAAACCAGCAACAGTAGCTAAGACTAGAGCAGAAGAACTACAACAAGACATTAGACCATACATATCAATCTATACTCCAGAGAATGTGACGAACTGGGAATATCAAAGATTGCCTAATGGTAGATATTTCTTAACATCATTAACTATTGTTGAAGATATAAACGAAGATAGAGCAATTATAAAAGTTTGGACTCCAGAAGATATTACAACATACAGAGTTAATCAGTACATGAAGGATTATTCAACATCTAAGCCAGTTAAGATTGATGAACAACCAAACGCTATTGGAGAAATACCAGCAGTTGTTTTATACAATCAAAAATCACAAAGAAGAGCAATAGGTGTAAGTGATTTGTCAGATGTTGCAGAATTACAACAGTCTATTTACAATGATTATTCAGAGATTGAGCAGTTAATAAGATTATCTAACCACCCTAGTTTAGTTAAAACACCTAATGTTGAAGCTAGTGCTGGTGCTGGTAGCATTATTGAGATGCCAGAAGATATGGACGCAAACTTAAAACCTTATATTATTCAACCTAGTTCTCAATCATTAGACAGCATAATGAAAACTATTCAGATGAAAGTTAATGCTATTGATAGAATAACTCATATGGGTTCTGTAAGAGGTACGGAAAAAACTGTTAATTCTGGTATTGCATTGCAAACTGAGTTCCAATTACTTAATGCAAGACTATCTGAAAAGGCTGATCTATTAGAAAATGCAGAGGAAACTATTTGGTCATTGTTTGCTAAATGGCAGAACAAAGCATTTGATGGTGAAATAGATTATCCAGATACATTTGATTTAAGAGATTATGCGGCTGATTTACAATTCTTACAAGTAGCAAAAGCTAGTGGCGTTAAATCAGAAACATTTATTAAAGAAATAGATAAACAAATTGCAAGAGCAGTTGTAGATGATGATGAAGCAATTAATTCAATTAATAATGAAATAGACTCTAGTACAACAGCTATTGGTCAATTCTCAACAACATTACCTACAGATGACAATGGCGAAGAAGCGTAGAGCAACACCTAAAGACAAAAGTACAGGGCTTCCAAAGAAGTATTTATCTGGATTAAAGGGTAAGAAAAGAAAAAAGAGAGCCAAATTAATTAAGAAAGTATCATCATTATATAAATCTGGTGGCTTTATTCCTAAGAGTTTATTGAGAAGTAGGAGCAAAGCATAATGGCAAGTAGATTTAGAAAACCTTTATCAGCAAGTACAAAAGCAACACTTAGGCGTAAAGCTAAAGCGTCCAAAAGATTTACTTATGGAACATTAGCTAAAGTTTACAGAAGAGGGCAAGGTGCTTTTCTTAGTGCTGGTTCAAGAAGAGTTCCTATGGCCGCATGGTCTATGGGTAGAGTTAATTCCTTTTTGCGTGGCTCAAGAAAGCATGATTTAGATTTAAGAAAAAAGAAGAAAAAATAATGGCTAAGTATCAAGGCAGAACAGTTAAATTAAATAAACCCTTTAGAACTTCTGGAGAGCGTAAGAAGTTTGGGGTGTATGTTAAAGACAGATCAACAGGTAATGTAAAGAAGGTTAGATTTGGCGACCCTAATATGAAGATTAAAAAGTCTAACCCAGCTAGACAAAAGAGTTTCTTAGCAAGACATGGGGCTATTCTCAAGAAGGTGCGAGGACAAAAAACCCTAGCCCCTGTATATTGGGCAATAAAATCATGGCGAAAATCCTTTAAAATCTAGGGTTTTTTAATTATTTTGCATTTTTTTCATTATTTTCTTTACATTATATTATCAATTTGATAATAGTTATATATAATTAAAACAAAGGAGAAAAAAATGGACAAAATTAAATATATAAAAATAGAGGGCGATAAAGGTAGATGTCCAAAAAAATTAATTGGTGTAAGTGAAAATGGAACTTATTTTTTAGATATAGGAGTAAATAGTATTGAGGCTAATGATTGGCACCATGTTCAAGATTATCCATTTCAAGGTTTTTTTTATAAACTTGCAGATAATCAACAAATAGATTTAACTGCTATTACAAATGAAAATACTTGGGATAAGACTTTGTATTCAAAAGATGAAGAAGGAAATACGAAATTTCTAGATGTTACCCCATGGTATAATGAAGGTAAATATAAGTGTATTAGAGAATATTTTGATCGTTTATTAAATAATGTTCCTATCTCCACAAAATCCATCTAGGTCATGCAAGAATGTACTACAATGACAAATAAACAACTACAAAAAACTATGAACGAGGTCGGACTTACACAATCCGACCTTGCACGTTTAATCTTTGATACAGATAAGCTACAACAATACCAACGAATTAAAATTAATAGATATATTTCTGGTAAGTCTAAAGTTCCACATTGGTTGCCTGTTATACTAAAAATGTATATACACTTAAACAATGAACAGAAATCCATTTCTAGAACAATTAGCTGATTCTCACGAAGCACAAATCAAAAAAACATTAGAGAACTTAGAAGCAGATATTATTTCTGGTATCTCCAAAGCAACAAATGACGATAATATTTTAACAACTAAAATATCTATTGATCTTCGCAAAGACTTAAAACGATACATGGAGCAGTACAGAATAGATACTGATACGCTGGTCAGAGATTATGACCAAATTGTGAATAGCTTCATGGAAGAGTTTGGACAACTAAATATTCCAGACAAGTTTAAATCATTAACAGAGGTTGATTTATTAACGATTAATCAATTAAAGTTTCAATCATTTTCTGGATTTGAGGAGATTGCTAATAGATATTTAACAGAAATATCAGCTAATGTTTATCAAAATGCTATTGCTGGTAAGCCTTTTAATGAGATGGTTAAGGATATTAGAGGGTTAATAACTGGAGATGTAGATAGAAGAGGGCGTTCAATGTCAACTTACGCAAGTCAAATAGCCCATGATTCAGTAATGCAGTTTGATGGTCAATTCACAGTATTCAAAGCAAAAGAAGCTGGACTAGATAAGTTTAAATATACTGGAACATTAGTAAGGGATAGCAGAGATCATTGCAAAATTCATGTAGGCAAAACATATACAGAAGAGAGAATACGAGAAATATGGCAAGGTTCTTGGGCTGGTAAATCTGAAGGTGATGCGTTTATTGTTAGAGGTGGATATAGATGCAGACATACTTGGATTCCTATTGTTGAAGTAGAAGAAGATGATATTCCAGAAATTCCAGAGCAAGAAGTATCATTAAGCAATCGTATTAAAGCAGATAGACTAACACCAATAACTCATTCATCTTTAATTAATTCATTAAATAATGGATTTAAAGAAAGTGCTAAAGATTCAAGATACATAAGATATTCTACCACTAAAGAACCAGTTAGAAAGTTTACAGGCAAAATAGATGATTATGGAGTTGCAAATATTAAAGCAAAAGAAACAAGAAGAAAAACAAGATATGGAAGATTAATATCAACAAATAAATATGAGTATTCTGACAGAGATTTTGCCGCAATTAATGTTTTAACAAAAGAAATAAATGAATTATGTAAAAAGTATAATGTTCAAAATATAAGAGGTTACAAATCCATGAGTAGAAAAAATGTCATTGCAGATATGGGTGATGGTGTCATGGGTTTAAATATTAAGTTTTTAAGATTAGATGGACAAACTATAACAACTAAATCTCAATGGAAATTTGGAGATAGTGTTAATTCAAAACCATTTAGTTCAAGTGCATATTTTGATGACCCACTTGATAAAATAAGAAGTACATTTTATCACGAATTGGGACATCATATTCATCAACAAAAATTTGTTAAAAATGTAGATGATTACATGAGTCCATTAATTGAAAAAAAAATGTTAGGTAAAATTATTAACAATAAAAGTGCAACAAAATATGCAAATAAAAATCAAAAAGAATGGTTTGCTGAAAACTTTTCTTTGTATCATATGGATAGAGAAGATTTAGTTGATCCAGAATGGATAAAATTTTTTAAGGAGGTAGTAATTGACTAAAATATTTGAAGAAGCATGGGAAATTTCACAAAAGAAAAATCTTAATGCAAAAGATTATAAAAGAATTAAAGAAATATCTAGAGATATACCAGAAGCTGAAGAGTTGGATATGGGTTATATTTTAGAGGGTTTATTTTTAGATATTCCAGATATCATCAAAAGAGAAGGAAATGACAAATTTCTTGAAGATGAAGATAGAAAAAGATAAATAATAATTAAATAACTAAGGAGATGACTATGGCTGACGAGCAAAAAACGGATACGATAGAAGAAACTGCACCAGTAGAACAAGCTATTGAACAAAAAGAAGAAGAAAAAACATTTAATTTAAAACAAAATGATTTGGAGAGAATTATTCAAAAAAGAATAGCTCAAGAAAGATCATCTCTTGAAAAAAAATATTCTGGTATTGACCCAGAAGAAGCTAAAAAGTTAAAACAAGAAAAAGAAGAACAAGAAGTTGAACGTAAAAAACAACGTGGGGAATTTGAAGATTTATTAAAAGAACAAGCAGATAAGTTTAATCAAGAGAAATCTCAAATGCAAAAACAATTAGAGCAAATAAAAATAAATGATGCTCTAGTAAACTCCGCAGTTAAGAATAAAGCAATCAATCCAGATCAAGTCACTAACCTCCTCAAAGGAAAAGTTAAATTAAATGATGATGGAAGAGTAGAAGTTCTTGCAGAAAATAATCAACCACGTTATAATTCCAAAGGCGAATTATTGAGTGTAGATGATTATGTTCAAGAGTTCATAACACAGAACCCTCACTTTCAAGCGGCAACTCCTTCTGGGAGTGGAAGTGTGGCTAATGTTGGTAAGGTTAACGCAAAACCGTTTAATATTGCGGATTTAGATATGACAAACCCAGACGATAGGAAGCGTTACGCTGAATATAAGAAGGAAAGAGATGGAAAGCCATCTGTCATTAACTTAACTTAATATTAAAAGGAGTTAGCTATGGCTAATGAATCAACAAGTTCCACGCTATCGGAACTATATACTGAGATAGTAGCGGAAGCACAATTTGTCATTCAAGAGAAATCTATAATGAGAAATTTGGTTAAAAATTATACAATCGCTGGTGGCGGTAAATCTGTAGAAGTGCCGATTTATGCGGCTGTTGCGGCGGCGGCTGTAAATGAAGCAACCGATCTGTCAAATACTGCAATCAATCCTAGTTCTGTAACTATTACAGCTTCTGAGGTTGGTGTAATGACTACTTTAACTGATCTAGCAAGAAATTCAGCACCAAGAAATGTTGCGGCTGATATTGGTAGATTATTTGGTGAAGGTATCGCAAAAAAAATAGATCAAGACTTACTTGCTCTATTTGATGGTTTTTCAACTGCTGTCGGAACTGATAGTGCGGCTTTAACACCAGCAACTATATTTAATGCGGCTTCAACTTTAAGAGCGGCTGGACTACCAGTTGATGAAACTTATTGTGTGTTGCACCCTAAAATTGCTTATGACTTAAAATCTGGATTAACAAATACTTTTGCTGGTCTATCAACTGATCTATCAAATGAAGCATTGAGAAATGGTTTTATTGGTCAGATTGCTGGAATCAAAATATTTGAAACAGGTAATATGTCAAATACTGGAACTGCTGGAGATTACAAAGGCGGAATGTTCCATAAAGACGCTTTAGGTCTAGCGATGATGCAAGACATTAAGATTGAAATTCAAAGAGACGCCTCTTTGCGTGCCGATGAAATTGTTGGTACGGCTGTATATGGGGTAGGTGAATTACATGATTCTTACGGAATTGAAGTAATCGCAGACTCTTCAATCCAATAATTAATTAATACAAGGGGGTTTAATAACCCCCTTTATTCACAGGAGTTTATGATGATAAAATTAGTTAAAGGGTCAAAGATAATAGAACGACCAGAAATAGATTGGGAAAAAAATCAAAAGATGTGGGAGTACAGAGGTTTTAAATTGTATAGTGAAGAAAAAAAGAGTACACCAAAGAAAAAGAAAAGAGTTAAAGATGTGTAATTGTAATGGTCAATGTTTAGGTAGATAATGGCAACTTCAGTTTTTGGCGTAGCATTAAGTAATTTACAAGAGTACCAGCCAGATATTGCGGCTTATGGTATTGCTTCATGGGATACTCAACTACAACACGCTGAAGATGATGTTCTAAGACAAATTAGAGAAGAATGGTGGGAAAGATACCGCCACACAGTAAGATATAAAGATATAACTAAAGTTACTTCAATAGAAATGACTAATTCTAAACTCACAGCCGCACAATGGAAAAGAGCAACTTCTTACAAAGCATTTGCAGATTATATATTTCCCCAGCTCACTAAATGGCGTGACCCAGATACAGGTGAAGGCAAAGATAGTTTTCAAGTCCAAATAGATTATTATAGATCAAGATATGCAGAAGAGTTTCAAGCTATATTAAGAGATGGTGTTGAATATGATGAAGATGGAGGAGGAACAGTATCAGCTTCAGAAAAAGAAGCCATACATACATTACGCCTTACTAGGTAATGGTAGCAGATATAAAAGTTAAGGCTAATACAATAGAAGTTACTAATTACATTAAATCCTTACAAAGAAAAATACCAAGCAATATTCAAAAAGGTTTATCCCAAGCGTCAGCTTTTGGTATTCAACAAATAACTGATAAGACACAAAAAGGTCAAACGCCAGATGGTGGTGGTTTTAGATCATATTCAAAATCAGCTAGAAAAGATAGAGCTAAAAGAGGAAGGCAAATATCATTCGTAGATTTAACTGATACTGGTAGAATGTTTAGATCATTAACTTTTAAAGCAACAAGAAATAAAGCTAGTTTATTTTTTAGAAGGCAAGAAGAAAATAAAAAGGCTTTCTTCCATGATACAGGACAAGGTAAAATGCCACAAAGAGCATTTTTTGCTATTGGACGAAGAGATGAAGATAAGATAAGAGAGATATTTAACAAGGCTATTAGATTATGAGTAAACGAGAAAGTATTGCTGGAGATATAATTACAAAACTAGATGCTGTTTCTAGTCCTATTGAACTAAAGCTAATTAAAAGAGAACCTTTTGAACCAGAAGAATTAAGTAATGCTCAATTCCCAGCCGCTTATGTGCAAACAGGTGATGAAACAAGAGAAATGCTTTCATTAGGAGATGTAGGTACAGGAAAACGACAAGGAACAATAGATTTTTTAATCGTAGGCTTTGTTAAAGGTACAACAGCCAACATAGATACCCTACGCAATCAACTCATAGAAGTTATTGAGGAAACATTAGATGCTGACATTACAAGAAATGGTAATGCTTTAAATACTCAAGTAATAGAAGCAAATACTGATGAAGGTGTACTTTTTCCTTATGGTGGTATAAGAATTGTTGTAAGAGTATTGTATGAATTTGTAAGGGGGACTGCGTAATGGCTAAAAGAATTAAAATATATTTTCCAGATGGTAAAGACCAGATAGAGATACCAGACGATAAGCTGGATAAATATCTTGCAAATGGTTTTAAAATTGATAAAAAAGTTTCTAGATCAACTGCAAAAAAAGTTGAAGTTGATGTTGAAACTGAAGAAACAAACGAGGAGTAGATTATGGCAACTCATGTTGGAA